CATCGAATGGAATAGCCGCTGAAAAAGCCAAATAAAAAGGCACCCAGCCGTCGGGTGCCTTTTGACACTTTCTATCGCCCTACTCCCTTCAATCGCCAAAACAGGTGTGCACACTGCGGGCGCTTTCGATCCAGTCATGATCCAACGGCACCGTCCTTCGTTCACCGACCACGTCCTTAAGCGGAACCGCCTTGACGCCATCGCCCCGCGCAGCCACCATGACGCCGAACTCGCCCTTGTTGATCAGGTCGGCCAGGTCGGTAACGTCGTCCTCTGCGGTGCGCTCGGTCTCGCACTTGATCACGGTGAACACGGCGCCGGGGTTGGCTGGGCGGTCCACAAGGCTGACTTCAATCAGCTTGATTCCCTTGATGATTGTCTTGTTCAGCGTGTCACGCTCGGTGACTTTGCCGCCAATGGAAAAGCCCTTGTAAACCCCGGCATTGACCTTCTTGACTGCCTCGGAGTCAACCACATGACAGCCAAAGAACGTGCGGCCATCGGCTTCAACGGATGCTTCCAGCGCAGTGCCTGCGGCCTTGGACTGGTGCATTTCGCGCACGGCGCCCCACAGCATGTAGTCGGGCAGAGCTGCCTTCATTGCATCGGCAGTGATAGTCTCGCCATCGGAATCCACGGCACCAGTGGAGGCATAGCCCCACACTTTCAGCGTGCCATCTTCCTGTGCCTCGGTCTTGCTGATCGAGGCGTACAACTTCGCATGCGTCTTGAGAGACATGGCTAAATCCAATCAAACCCGCGCCCCTTGTCACTAAGGCGGGAGTGCGGCGCTTCGCAGCGGACGCTAGGAGGTCAAGTGACTGACCTGTTTCAATCTGTGGCGATTATGCGACTAAAACGGGCGTTTTTCAAGATTCGCAGTGTTTGATGGCTTTCGCGCCACCACCCCAAGCCCGATCAGCGCCGAAAGCGCTCGCAAAGTTGGGTAATTTGTAGCGTGTCATGGTCTGCCCTCTGTTTACAATGCGCCAATTTTAGGCGTTTAACGCATCAATGTCTGCGTCGTCTTTGGTTATGGGCAAAATGTCACACCGACAGTTCGGGTGGTAAGGGGGTCCAGATATAGGCCCATCCTCGGTGCTAAACGTGTCATCCAGAGGGATAACGTCGCCGTCCAACTCGTCGCACAGGTCGCAGCATCCAGCTCCCGTGATCCATTCTTTTGACTCCACCACGCCGCTGATCTGGTAGGCATCAAGATTGCCCTGCACGTCCGCATAGGCGGCCTCGGTCCTGGCAATCATCATGGCGCGCTCAGGGCTGAAGGCGTAGTTGTCGGCCAGCGTTGCAGCCAGGTCCGTATTGCGGTCGCCGGACTCCATGGCGTCGGCAATGTCTGATCTGAGCATGCCGCGCGTGCTTTCGCTGATGTTCGTCACCAGTTCGGCGCTGCGCTGCTTGGCATACTCCACGGCACGCTCATTCACAAGGTCAAGGGCTGTCGCTGTGGCTGCGTCGATCTGATCAAGCGCCACCTGTCCGGAGTCGATCAGCAGCGTCTTGATGATGGGCTCCACCTGCCCGGTCAGCGTCTGCCAGTCAGTGAAATTCAGGCTTGCCACAATCGCTTCGATTGCCGCCTTCTCGTCGCCGGACATTTTTTGCCTCATGGCCAGCGCGTGATCCACCTGCACGGCGATATTGGCTGCAGCGCCAGCCAAGAACTTGCGCATCACGCCTTTGATCTTGAACTGCGCCGTTTTGACTACTTTGCGCTCGCGGTCAATCGGCTTGGCCTTGGACCTCTTCACCAGGCTGGTGAAGCTGACTTTCTCGGCGCAGCGGCAGACTGTGAGGCGCATCACGCCACCGTGAGAGATTCGGGCTTGTCGAAGCTGGCGTGAATCGTGGTCGGCCCAACGTCCACCATCACGTCCGGTGTCGTGACATGAATGTGATTGTGGATCTCGGGCATGGCGGATTTTTCGCTGGCGTTCGGGATGTTGTTGGCGTCGTTTGCGCCCTTGGGTGTGCTGGGCGTTCCGTCTGGATTGGCACCGCCTGCAATCACCGGCGGTGGGGGCGGTGTCAAAAGTTCTTGCTGCTCGGGCGTCAAAGGGTCGCGACCCAGGTCGGCGCGGACCTCATCAGGCGTCACCACCTTCGCGGCAAGGTAGATTTGGTTGATCTGGGCCTGTTGCAGCGGGTCGTGATCTTCCTCGGCATCCCACTCCATGCACACATCGGCATAGCCAAAATACTTGACGATCACGTAATCAATCAGGGTCTTGACCCATTGCATGATGGGCATCAAGCCTTCTTCGGTGGCCACGTCCTTCGCAACGCCGGCCACGGCCTTGTTGGTGTCTTTGATGAAGCCGGACGGGGCAATGCTGAAGGCGTAGCAGACCACACGGGCCAGCCAGTCGTCAAAGGTGTCGTGCAGGGCCTTTTCCTTGGTGTCCACCGGCTTGACGCCAGATGGCACAAACATCGCCTTGCTGCGGTTTGCCGTGTTGCCTTCAAGCTTCTCCTGCCACCACCGCGAAAACTGCCTGATCTGGTCGGGGTTCCACGTCTCAGGCACCTGCATGATCAGGTCTGGCACGCTGCCTTCCGTGAAATACTGCAGCTGGTACAACTGGCGACGCATGGCGATGTTCACCGTCATGCAGATTTGCTCCACCGGAGAGAATCCATAAACCTTGTGCGTGCGACTGTTGCGCGGCTTGTAGATCAGCTCGTCACGCGAGTAATCCACGGCAGGCAGGCCCTTGATGACCTGCTGATATGCGGGCTCAGGCGCCATTGGTGTGCGGCCGTCAATGCTGATCACGCGCTTGATGGTCGCGCCGTCGATGGGCTCCAGTGCGTAGAGCGTGTTGCCCAGATTCATGCGCGGGTAAATCGTCGGCGCGTCCAGCACCAACAGATCCTCAATGACCATGCGGATCCAGCTATCCCAATCGTGCTCCTTGTCGGGGAAGCGCAAAAAATCCTGCACTTCCTTGCACCGGGCATCGGGCTTCAATGTGTCGTCAGTCGGCGTAATCGTGAATTTTAAGCGGCTGATCTGATCTTTGCGAGTCTCGATCACCAGGCGCAGCAGGTCGTAGCCGTCTGCCAGGGCGCGAAGCTGCGTGAAGCTGATTGCCTCCTCGCCGCGTGGCGTCATGCGGGTGTTGTAGCCCGTGGCAAAGTCGAAGGCACGGCCCTTGGCTTCTTCCTGGGCCTGCGGCTGCAGCGGCTGGCCGGGTGAGTACCAACCTTCCGGAGTCACGCCCGTAAGTGCATAACGCACGCCTTGAACTGCCCGCGCAATCATGCCGGACTCGATTGGAGTGCGTGTACCTGTGGCCATGTGGCGATTATGCGACTATTTTTGACGTTTATCTATTGCCACGGGAAGCCGGGTTGCGGGGCGGCATCCGGTTCAGCGGTCTTTTCAGCGTCCGTCTTCTGCTTTGCCGCTGCGGCGCCGGTCTCGGCGTAGTAGTCCAGCAAGCCAAATGAGCCGGTATCGAGCATCAAGGCGGTGAAGGCCCAGACCAGCGCATCCATGCGGTCGGGCGAGCGCGTAGCAACCACCGGGTTGTAGTCACATTGCTGGTCTTCCAGGTAAGCAAAACTGCCAACGTGCGAGATTTTCCCCTGTTCATACAGGGCAGCAACAGGCTCGGCGCGAGAGAATTTGCCCTTGCTTGCGTGGACCCCTTGATAGCTCACGGTCACAGACAGAGACCTGAAAAGCGCTTCTACCATGTCGCCGCCCTGGTTCGTCTCGGCCACGATGCGGTCGGCGTGCCAGCGGTTGTAGGCGTCAAGGGCGATTTGTGTCCAGCGTGCGGGCGTTTCCTTGCACGTTAGGTCTTCCAGAACATAGCCCCGTCCATCCTCGCCAAGTCCTGCCACGATAATGCCGGTCTCGTCGCTTTCCTCGTTTGTGGTCACTGCCGGGTCGACGGCCACCACAATACGGCGCATGGGCGGAATCTCGCCTTTCTTGCGCCTGGTCGCATCGATCATGCTGCGCTGCCACAGCGCGCCGGGGTTGTCGTCCAGCAACTCAGCATTCAATTCCTGCCGGCCCAAGCGCGTGCCCTCG